GCAAGAGTATGAGGCCAGCTTTGAGACTGCCCAAGGCAGAATCTATGAAGACTATTCGTTTGACAACAGAGTAAATGACACCATACAACCGCACGAGCAACTGCTTTGGTTTCACGACTTCAACTACACCCCGCTCAGTTCTGGCATTGGGGTTAGGCGCGGGGAAGACATTTATTGCTTGGACGAGATAATACTCACAAGCGCCATAAGCCGACAAAGCGCATTAGAGTTTGTAGAAAGGTATAAAAACCATGATAATAAGCACGTCTTGATTTATGGCGATCCGGCTGGTAGGGCTGGCGAAAAGCATGGCCACGAATCGGACTACACCGAGATGGAAAACGTGTTGAAGTCCAACGGTTGGAAACTCAGCCGCAACGTGAAAAAGGCAGCACCGGCAATCAAAGACAGGCAGAACGCTGTCAGGGCCAAAATAATGAACGCGAACGGCGAGCGGAGCTTGTACGTTAATCCGGCCAAAGCACCATATACGGACAGGGGCTTGGCAACTGTACAGCTGAAGAAGGGCTCGACATTCATCGAGGAGGATTCTGAGGTTCAGCATATAACCACGGCGATTGGCTACATGATTGACGTCATATGGCCTATTAAACAGCCGATCAGAGAATTCAAAACGAGGTTTACAATATGAGCGTAGAATCGCAGCACCCAGAGTATCGCAAGTATTTAAAAGTCTGGCAGCGGATTGAAGCAGCCGTTGAAGGGACTAGAGCTGTCAAGTCTGGCAAGACGATGTTCCTGCCCAAGCCAAATCAAGACCTAGACGGTGAGAGCTTTTACGGCACGCCTATCCAGTCAGAAAACGATGTCAGGTACAAACAATACCTTGAGCGCGCGGTGTACACGAACTTCTGCGGAAGAACCCTTGCCGGGCTGAAGGGCGCGGCTTTTAGAAAGTACCCGTCAATTTATCTCGCTCCCGGCGTTGAATACTTAGAAGACTCTGCGACGGCGGACGGTACAAGCTTGGTTCAATTAGCAAAGGATGCTGTAGCGGAAGTGCTGAAGAAAGGCAGAGCGGCTCTGTTGGTAGACTACCCTTCAGTTGAAGAAGGTCTAACCGCCGAACAAGTGACCCGGCTAGACTTGAAGGCTCGGATTGCTTTTTACACCCCGGAAGCGGTTATCAACTGGCGAATGCAAGGGCAGAACGGCAGAAGCGTTATGACTCTTTGCGTTCTGAAAGAAATGTACAACAAATCGCAAGACGAATTTGACTATGATGAGGACGTTCAGTACAGGGTTCTGAGGCTTGATGAATTCGGGTACTCGCAACAACTGTACCGGGACGATAAGCCGTACACTGAGCAATTCTACCCGCGACAACCCAACGGTCAGACGTTTGACTACATTCCTCTGGCCTTTATGGGCTCAACTAACAATGACGCAACGGTAGACAACCCGCCGATGGAAGCGTTGTCAGAGGTCAATATAGCGCACTATCGAAACAGCGCAGACGTTGAAGAGAACTCTTTCATTCACGGCCAGCTTACACTAGGGGTCACGTCTGATTTGTCGTCTGAGCAATGGCAAGAAATGAACCCGGCAGGGATTGTAGTTGGAGCAAGAGCCGGTCACTTTTTGGGCTCAAACGGCGGCTTTCACAGCGTACAAGCAAACGCATCAAGCTTGACCAAAGACCTGATGACCGAGAAAGAGCACCAGCTAGTGATGATCGGCGCGCAGCTAATCACCGACAAGAACAGCAATCAAACAGCCAAGGCGGCGATGATACAGCACGCATCAGAGCACTCTGTTTTGGCCGATGTCTGTAACAACGTAAGCGAAGCGATGGAGCTTGCGATTGACTGGTGCGCGATGTTCATGGGCGCGGTAGGTGAGAACGAGTTTGAGATCAACACGCAATTCTTTGACGATACAGTTGACCCGCAAATGATCATTCAATCGATTGCTATGTATGACAGAGAGCTGCTGACCTCTGGCGACGTTCAGAACTACGCAAGAAAGGCTGGCATATTACCGGAAGGCCGAAGCAACGACGATATTGACAACGACATGAGTGACGTATATGAAGCAGGATCCGACGAGGACGAATTCAGTCAGGCAGGCGTGGCTGAGGCAGCTGAGGAAGCGGTTCAGGGAGCTTAATGGTCGAGTCAACCGCCTGTTCTCGCAAGGCCGGGCACCTTTAGACCCAGAGTTTACTGAGTTTTTTCAAGGCTGGATCACGCAGCAGAGCAACCAATTACTTGGCGGTGATTGGCAGGATAAGTATGTTGAGCAAGCATACGCCAAAGGCATTTTGTTGTCGGCAATTCCGTCTGGTCTGGACAAGATACATACCGACGCAATCAAAGAGCTTCAGATACAGTCCAGAAACGACGTTAATGCAGCTTTAGCGGTAATGGTGGCTCAATCTACAGACAGAGTTTCGCGCGGAACCTTGGCAGGTATATCGAAGCGCGATATGGCCAATCAAGTCAAAGACAGGGTTGATAAGATCGGCAGGACGCGCAGCTTGTTGGTCGCCAATACAATGACACCGTATTCAAGCAACGTCGCAGAGGTCAACGCTGCCGTGATTACCGGCGAAGATGTAAAAATGCGCTGGATAACACAAGGCGATGAACGGGTGAGAACAACTCATGCGCTCAGGAACGGCAAGCTGTATTCTCCCAAGGCAGCTTTGAACCTGCTAGGCGAACCCAACTGCCGCTGTCGAGTTGAGCCGATGGTCAAGGGTGAAGATGAAAAAGAATATGAGAAAATCAGGGAAGCCGGGCTTGACGTTAGTATCCAAGCGCAGCGAGAACAAGAGTTTTGGAGAACGCTCGCCAAGGAAAGGCAAGCAACAGGGTTCTTTGGTGGTTAAAGTGGAGCCGTGGACAATTGATACAAAGCTATTGACGTAGAGATTGAAAGCGGTACAATTCGAAGGTACGCGGTGCGTGCTGTCATAACAAACGGAGTTTCTATGGCATTAAGGTATAAAGTGGATGAGAGTGAGTTCGTTGAATTAGACGAAACTCAACAGGGGTTCTACCGACAAGAAGGCAATGTCTTTGTATTGGACGTTGACGGGTTTCAGGACAATGAAGCGCTGACCTTAAAGGCTAAGGTTGAGCAGTTGTTAACTGAAAAGAAAGAGGCTGAACGCAAGAGTCGAGAGATTGAAGAATCAGCCCGGCGCGAAGTAGAAGAAAAGGCCAAATCAGCCGGAGACTTCGAACAGCTGTATAAATCTCTTTCGCAAAAATACGAAAGCTTGGAATCTGAATATACAGGGCTCCAAGGCGAGATTAAAAAAGGTTCTGTCATGAACGAGGCAACTAGGATTGCCAACTCAATGACTAGAGACACCGCAAGAGCCAAGCTGTTAACTGAGAAGCTGGCAGCGCGGTTGTCTGTTACGGATGACGGAATCAAAGTGTTGGACCAATCTGGGAGCCTTACGGTTTCCAGCTTGGACGAACTGACCCATCAAATCAAAACGGAATACCCGTTCTTGGTAGATGGATCGCAAGCGAGTGGCGGGGCCGCTCAAGGATCAAAGGCCGGAGGCTCAGATCTTAAACAAGTGACCCGCACAGAATTTGACACAATGGATCAATTCACAAGAAGTGAGTTTGTCCGGACTGGCGGGAAAATTTCTGATGATTAAAAGGAAACCGCTATCATGGCAAACGTACTTACCGATCTCGCAGCAGATATTTATCGCGCTGCGGACGTGGTTGGTCGGGAACTCGTCGGAGTTATCCCATCCGCTACGTTAAACACTGACGCTTCTCAACGAGTAGCACAAAACGACATTATCCGTTCGCACTTCACGCGATCAGCAACCGTTGGCACTGTAACGCCAGCGATGACGATCCCTGAAGGTACGGATCAAACTGTCGACACCAAGACGATGACGCTGGGCACTACTGCCTCTGTCAAGATCCCTTGGACTGGCGAAGACATCAAGCACGTGAACAACGGCGCTGGGTTTGAAACCATCTACGGCGATCAGATCCGTCAAGCAATGCGAGCAATCGTAAATCAGATTGAATCACAAGTGGCAGCTGACGTTTATAAGAACGCTGGCAACGCTTATGGCACGTCTGGGACAACTCCTTTCGGCAGCAACTTCAACGAGGTTGCAGAGGTTCGGAAGCTGTTGATTGATCGCGGCATGCCTGACGATGGGCGCGCAACTATCGTGATCAATACGGCTGCTGGCGTTAAGCTTCGCAACCTAGCATCATTGCAGTCAGTCAACACCGCTGGCAACGATGACTTGCTCCGACGCGGAACTTTGCTTGACCTGCAAAACATGATGATCAAAGAATCTGGTCAGATTGCTCTGCATACAGCGGGTACTGGCGCATCATACGATGTTGACCTCGTTGCCGGTTACGCGGCTGGCGACAAGCTGATTCACGTTGACACTGGTACAGGCACGTTTGTACCGGGTGACGTTGTAACCTTCTCCAGCGATACTTCCAAGAAGTACGTTGTTGGCACTGGCTTTGCTGGTGACGGAGACGGCGACATCACGTTGAACTCAGGCTTGTTAGCGGCTGTAGCAGATGGCGAAGACGTTGCCATTCAATCAGCATTCACTGCAAATATTGCATTCCACCAAGCAGCCGTTGAAATCGGTATGCGACCAATGGCACAGCCAAACGGTGGTGATGCGGCAGTTGACCGTCTAACGGTACAAGATCCGTTCTCAGGATTGATCTTTGAAATAGCAGCTTACAAGGGCTATAACAAAGCAATGTTTGACGTATCTTGTCTCTACGGCTACAAAGTTTGGAAACCAGACTTCGTTTGCGTATTGCAAGGCTAAACGAAAAGCGGGGGGTCTTATCGGCCCCCCAATTTTTGGAGTTAATAATGCCTAGAAAAAAGAAAGAAGTTCAAACGGTCAAGATGGAGCGTGACGGCAAAGTCGTTGATGCGCCAATCGAAGATGTAGATAATATGATTGCTAATGGCTGGGTAAAAGTCGATGACAATAATAGTTGAAGACGGTTCAATTGTACCCGGTGCGAACAGCTATATAACTGTTGCGGAGTACGAGGCTTGGATTGATGCTAGATACCCCGGCCACCCAGATCACGGAGATTCTGCCAAGATTGAGCAGCTGATCTTCCGAGCAATGGATTATTTTGAAACTCAAGTTTTCAGAGGCTGGAAGCAAACTGACGAGCAGCCGCTACAATTCCCAAGATATAACCTGATCATTGACGGGTTCTTGGTAGCAAATAACACCATACCGTCTGAAGTTAAAAAGGCGTTGTATGAAATCGTCTACGCAGACGAGAAGAATTATGGCCTGTTTGACGTGATTCAGCGCAGGACTAGAAAAGAGAAAGTTGACGTTCTTGAAGTTGAATACATGGACAATTCCGCAAGTCGAGTTTTAGTGCCTGCGGCAGCGGCGTGGATGCGGAAGCTGCTGATGCCTCGGAACATGGTTGTTCATATATGAGCATCTCTACCGATACGAGCATTGCCACTAGGATATTAAACAACTTCTCAACTGGCAGCGTAAAGGTTAGAGAGCGCACCCTAACAAAGAACAGGGTCACACTGACAACAACGGTTGGCTCTAACACTGACACGACGTTGAACGCGGTTGTAACGAATTACAACAAAGGCGAGGTTGACGGGACTCTGGTGCTGGAAACGGATCTGAAGGTGATTGCTGACTCAGCCAAAGTGATTAAGAAAGAAGACGCGGATCTGATATTGATAGCGTCAACCACTTACCGGATTGTCAATGTTCGAGAAATCAACCCGGCTGGCGTTGTTCTGGCTTACGAGATTCAAGCGAGGTTATGAGCACAAGAGTTGTCAGGCCGGATAAACTGGGTCAAGCCCTCAACGACATTCTTGAGCGGTTTGATAAGAGCACTATCAAAGATGCGGACGCAGTTGTTAGAGAGTACGCCAAGAATATGTTTGGCACGATTATAGAAAAGACCCCGGTTGGCGATTTTGACGGAGAACATGAAGGAACGCTGAAAGGCGGTTGGTTAGTGACAACTGGAGCGCCGGGAAAGGGGTTTGGCACAAGAGACGCGACAAGAACGCGAGAAAGCCTTAACATTCCCAAGCTTATATCGAAAACAGGCACCAGAGGCTTATATCTAACGAACAATTTGCCTTACATAAACGTTGTTGAATACGGCGGATACCCGCAAACAGTAAAGCGCGGGACATTCAACAAGAAGACCGGCAAATATCAAGTACGGTCATCTGGAGGGTTCTCCAAGCAAGCGCCAAAAGGCATGGTCAGAATTACGATGAGAAAAAGAAAGCGATTCCTTGAGGTAGCAGCGAACAAAGTATTATGAGCGCACAATATCTAAGAGTTGCAAAGACGTTCGCCAAGGCTGTAGATGACCTAGGGTTAGGCATTACGGTTATTCAAGAGAACGATGACTTTAGCCCGCCAGCATCAGGCCAGTGGGCAGAGATGACAATGTTGTCGCACGATACCGATTCATTGGGCAAGAGCGGCGCAGGAGACGAAAATACTGGAGCTTTACAGATCAGCCTGTTTGACGCTGATACCGGAACGCTTCAAGGTGTTTTGCTAGGCTTGGCAGATCAATTATCTGCTGAGTTTGTGCATGGCAGAGAGTATACTTTGTTCACGGATACGGTATACATCAACCGGTCCACTAGAAATGCCGGGCGCATCAACGGTGGTTTTTACCAAATAGATTTGTCCATAGAATGGACTTGCTACACAGATAGATAGGAGGCCGCATGGCAACTACAGGAGCACAAAACGGGACGGGCATCTATGTTGCTATGGATGCGTCAGGGGGCGGTACATACGTTCAAATTGGGGGGCAGAATTCACACAGCTTGACCCTCAACAACAGCTTGATCGATATTACCAACAAGAGTTCAGCAAGCTTTCGGGAGCTTTTGCCAGATGAAGGAACTCAGTCAATTGACTTGACGCTTGACTTGACCTTCAACAGCGAGGCTACATTTGCGTCATTGAGAACGATTGCCGGGACGAAGGCAGACGCACCTTTTAGGATTAACATGCCCGGCGGCAACTTAAGCTTCACAGGCATGGTTGCTTCGTTCGCAGACACCTCACCGGACGGCGACAAATTGTCTGCCAGTGTGAGCATCCAATCAACCGGTTCATTTACTTGGAATTAATGTTATGGCTACCACAGGCGCGCTAAACGGAACGGGAATATATGTAGCAATGAACACTGGAGCTGGTTATGTCCAGCTAGGCGGTCAGAACTCGCACTCGTTGACGTTAAACAACGGTTTAATTGATATTACTAACAAAAGCTCAGCAAGCTTTCGAGAATTATTGCCGGACGAAGGTATTCAGTCCTTGGATTTGACCTTGGACATGACCTTCAACAGCGAGGCAACTTTCACGGCACTTAGAGCTGCGGCTGGCACCAAGGCAGACTACCCTTTTCAGGTCAATATGACTGCCGGGGATTTGCAATTCACCGGGATGATTGCATCGTTTGCGGATACGTCACCTGACGGGGATAAGCTGTCAGCAAGCGTTAGCATCCAATCTACCGGCACGGTTACGTGGTACTAGAAAATGGCGACAAGCGGAGCGTTCAACGGCACTGATGTATTCATTAGGGTCAACAATGGGGTAAGTTGGTTTCCATTAGGCGGCCAGCTATCCCATACCGAAACGCTCACAAACAACCTTGTCGACATAACCAATAAAATTGGCTCGCCAAAATACCGGGAACTCTTGCCGGACGAAGGTTTGCAGATGGTCGATTACACCGTTGAGGTAATCTTCTGCTCACAAACCGGGTTTGATTACGTTCGATCATTGGCTGGTAATAAGGGCCAAGCGAAGTTTCAAGTAGTACGCGGGACAGTACCGGCAGAGCCAATACCTATTGAGCTCACGCTACAGGTACAATCGTTTGCGGATACATCAACGGACGGAGAGGCATTAAAAGGCACAATAAACCTGCTATCAAGCGATCTGTTTGAGTGGGACGCCAACTATGTCTACGATAATTTTATAACTTCCGACGCTAAGAACTTTTTAACATCAGTCGGTGAAACTTTCTACGTGAGGCAATAATGGCAGATTATACTTCAAGCAATACAGGCGCAGCGATTGATGGGGCGGTCGATTATGTTGAACTTTTAGACAATATAGTCACGGTTGACTCAGGCAATAACCGGATCGGGATCAACAACGGGTCGCCGGCATCTGCGTTGGATGTAACGGGCAGCGTCACGGCGGATGGGCTTACTGTTGACGGTGGTTCAGTAAACAATGACGGTTCTGCTGTTGCTGGAAAATTTAACGCTAACGGTGATGAGCATATTCGTTTAGAAATAAGCACTGACAGCACCATTGGCAATCAGGCGGGGCTAGATCTTATTTCTAACAGTATAACTTCAAGGTTTTCAACTACTGGATCAGGCGGCCTTGTTACTTCGGTAAATGGCTCTAACCGAATGGCAATTGCCACTAACGGAGACATCAGCTTCTACGAGGACACGGGCACGACTCCAAAGTTGTTCTGGGATGCTTCGGCGGAGTCTTTGGGTATTGGCACTGCGGCCCCTATAGGTAACTTTAATATAAATGGCGGCACAGGTGACACAGCAACCCAAGACGTTGTTCAAACTTTCACTAGAACCTCAAGCACAGGCAATGTTTTAGCCGCTAAATTAAGATTTGATAATTTTGATACAAACCACGCTGACTTAAAGTTCCAAGTTAAGACTACTGCCAGTAGCGAAGAAAGTGACAGCTACTACACAGATGCTATGACCATTCAAGGCGCATCAGGCAACGTGGGGATTGGTGTGGTGCCCGAAGCCACTTGGAGCAGCGGTTATGAAGTTTTACAACTAGGAGAAGCAAGCTTCACCCATACTTCATCTGGCAGTTGCAACATAATGGGCAATGCTTATGCAGATGCGTCTAGTTACAAATACATAGGCTTTGGATACGCTCAGCGTTATGCCCAACTAGACGGCACACACCGTTGGTATACGGAAAGTTTAAACGTAACGCCTGATGCCGTTATAGATTGGCAAGAGGTTATGCGCATCGATGCCAGCGGGAACGTGGGGATTGGTACGAGTTCATTAAACGCAACTTACGCCCCAAGACTACAAGTTACATCTGCTGCTGGTGATGGCACAGGTGGTGTTCTGATACAAAACTATCTACCAACCTTAACATTAGAAGATATTAGTGGTGGTGCTGCTACGTCTCAAATACAGCAAGACCAAACCGATATGTTGTTTAAGAATAACGGCGCAGAACGCATGCGCATCGATGCCTCGGGCACCACCACGTTCACAAAATCTGGGGGTGGAAATATAAGGATTGCTGAAACTGCGTCCCGCTACGTTGAAATTTTTGGCTATGCGGAAGGAACCGCAAATGGTTCGACAATGACGTTTCACACAATTGAAAGTGGTACGAGCACCTCAACAGAACGTATGCGCATCGATGCCAGCGGGAACTTGCTGGTGGGGACTACGGATACAACCCTTTATAATAACACAAGTGGCGGGGGCGCTGCTTTTATGACAGTAGGAGATGGTATTCGTCTTGATCTTGCCCGTGACGGAGATGTTGCTACTTTTAATAGAATGAGTGGCACAGGAACCTTGTTGGAAATGCGTCAAGGTGGCGTAACCGTAGGTACTATCGCGGTAACTGCATCAGCAACAGCCTACAACACCTCATCAGACCAACGCCTCAAGGAAAACATTGCAGACGCTGATGACGCTGGTGCAAAGATAGACGCTATCCAAGTGCGTAAGTACGACTGGAAAGCTGACGGTTCTCACCAAGACTACGGGATGATCGCACAGGAACTACAGGTCGTTGCACCTGAAGCTGTAAGCGGAGACCCCGACTCTGATGAGATGATGGGCGTTGACTACTCAAAGCTGGTCCCAATGATGCTCAAAGAAATTCAATCACTACGCGCCCGTATCGCACAACTAGAATCCTAAAGGAGAAACAACATGGCAACAGTATGGCAAATCAGTCAAATGGAAAGAACGCTTGCAGACGGTGGCGTAGTCGTATGTCACTGGCGAGCTAACGCATCAGAGACCGTAGGAGAAGGCGATGACGCTGTGACCTACTTAGCGACCAACTACGGCACTGCTGGCTTCACACCAGATCCTGAAAGCCCTGATTGGGTGGCCTATGACGACATCACAGAGGACTTGGCGCTGTCATGGTGCTTTGATAATGGTGTCGACAAGGACTCTATTGAAGCAAGCCTACAGGCTAACATTGACCTTCAGAAGAACCCAACGCAAGCATCAGGAGTACCGTGGTAATGCTACTACTAGACTACTTAAACGCCCTGACAGCCCTTGTAACGGCTTGCTCAGCAATTACGGCCCTCACTCCTACACCAAAGGATGACAAGATCATTTCCAAGCTGTATAAGCTTTTAGAGATTGGCGCTTTGGTAATAGGTCGAGCTAAAAAATAATGCAAGAAGAGGTCAAAACAATTGTCGATGGATTAGCCGTGGGCGGCGGGATTGCTACTATAGCCGGATGGTTGCCTGATTTGACGGCGCTTTTGACGATTGTATGGCTGACCATTAGAATCTGGGAAAGCCCCACAATTCAATCTATGGTCAAGAAAGATGGAAACGGTTGATGTTATTGTTAGTCTGTGGCCAGTGGCGGCGGGGATATTTATCTTGGTTTTGACTATCGGTAAAATTCTCAACCGGCTGGACGTGCTTGAGCAGAAAATGGTCGAGGCGTGGAAGGCAATCAACGAGCTAATCAGGAAATGACATACTTGCTTGTGATTATGATCGGCGCTTGGACAAGTCCAGACAAAGTTTATTTTGACGACCTTAAAACTTGTCAGCACTTCAAAAACAGGTTTGAGGCGATCCCGGCAACAGGGCCAAAGAATATAGTTGCGACTTGTATTCCAGTTGAGCAGACAAAGGGCTAGAATTAAAACGTTAAAAAGGAGAGAGAGATGGAACTAGATATTGACGGAGTGAAGTACCAATTTGAAGACATGACCCCGGAGCAGAAAAGCGTGGTGGTCAGAATCGAAGAATTGCAAAGAGAGCAAAACGAGGCGGCGACATTGAAACAAGCCTATGTTACAAAGCTCAAGAGCTTGCTTGAGGCCAAGGAGGAAGACGAGACTGGTGAAGAATAGTGGCGGCCAATCAATATAATGGCGAGCTAGACATAACGCTGTACGACAAAGTCTACCCCATGAAGATCAATATGAACGTGATCGCTAAGTTTCAAAGCGAAACCGATCAAGATTACATGAGGGTTTCAATCCGGGCAATGAACGCCTTGAGAAAGACTACTAACCTAGATCCGTTTGATCAGGCGCAGCTAATGACCGAAGCGGTAAGCATGCACGATGCGGCTTGGTTGTTTTTTCTAGCAGCTAAGGAGTTGGACAAAACTGTCACATTCGAAGAAATCCAAGAGGCTGTGTTATATGAAGGCCCACTAATGAGGGCTGAAGATGAGACGCTGATTGAGTCTTATCCGATCAAGTTTGCTAATTTGGTAATCTTCGCAACCTTGGGGGTGATTGATAACGCAAAAAAGCAATAATGGCAGAATTGCAAGAGGATGAATTTAAGACCTTCATACCAAAGAAAGAGACTGCCGAGCAATCAATAGATATACAGAAAATGATGCTGACAATTGTGAATAAAAAGGTTTTTACGATGTCGGAGTTTTGGGAAATGCCACTCAGCTTAGTGTTGCAGGTTTTGGGGATGTTCGAGCATCCTAGCAAGAAACCAATAAGCAGAAAGTCATTGGTAGAAAAAGAACGCTGGTGGAACCGCACATATGGCTAGCACAGAAAAATTGATTGTCGAGTTATCAGCTAAGGTTGAAGATTACAATCTCGCCATCAAACAGTCTATGGACAAGACTCAAACTGAAACGAATAAAGGCAAAAAAGCCTTTGATGAAGTTGAGGGGTCTGTAGTTAAATTCCGAAAAAACGCTGGCAAAGCGTTGGCGGCTTTCGCGGCGGTAACAGGGGCGGTTTTTGCGACAAGAGAGATTCTTCAATACACCGACGCTTTCACCAACCTTCAAAACAAGATCCGCACTGTTTTAAAGCCCACAGAAGACTTGGGCACTGTTACGCATAATCTTCTGAAGCTATCCAATGACACCAGAGCTTCGTTGGAGTCCACAACAACGCTATACACTCGATTGTCCAGAAGCACGCAAGACTTGGGCTTGTCTAGCGAAGAACTGTATTCAGTCACGGAAACCATCAACAAAGGCTTTGCTTTATCCGGAGCAACCGCTGAAGAAGCTGCCGCAGCAATAACTCAGCTGAGCCAAGGTCTGGCGTCCGGGGCGTTGCGCGGAGACGAGTTTAATTCAGTAGCAGAGCAAGCACCTATTATCTTAGAAGCCGTCGCAGCAGCCACAGGAAAATCTCGGGGGGAGTTAAGAGATTTGGCAGCCGATGGAGCCATCACCGCTGACGTCTTAATTAAATCGCTCCAATCGTACTCCAAAGTGATTGATATGGAGTTTAGCCAGACCAATACAACATTCGAGGCTGCTCAGCAACGATTAAACGATAATTTTACAATTATGATTGGCGAGCTAGACAAGCTGATCAATTTTAGCGGTAACAGTGTCGCGGCTGTAGAAGGATTGAGCAACGGTTTGACGGTTCTGTCATCAACTTTAGTTGACAGCATTCAATATATCAAAAATATAGGCACTATTGTCTCCGATGAACTAGGGCCAAAATTTGAAAGATTGGGCGGCGATGTAGAAACCTTATCAAGCCAATTCGAAACTGAATTATCTTACGTTCAAGACCTTTTCAATGCGTTCGTTTTTGCGCTTAGAACCGGGTTGCTTGTTATTCCTAGAACGCTGTCGGGGGTTTATGAAGGCGCAATCAGCGGTCTGACCTACTTGTTTACTGAGGCCAAAATTCAACTTTTGTCGTTGCAGGAAATGTGGGAATCTAATTTTGGCGACGATGCGATTGCCGAAAGCCTAAGAAATCAAATCAATTCTCTTGAGGAGTCCAACAAGCGAGCAATGACAAATATGGGCGATGAGTTCACCTCGTTCATAGACGAGATTGCCAATGTTAATAGAGACTATGATGAGAGAATGCGACAGCTTGACGCTGAAGCAGCAGAAGAAAGACAACGGCAACGAGACAAAGAATTAGAAGATATAAAAGAATTTGCTGCAGCGAAAACTGAGGCTTTAGCGGAAACCGGCGGCACCGTTGACTTGCCTGACACCGCAAAGCCAGAAAATAACGACGACATAATTAAGTCTAAATTAAAAGAGATCGACACCGAGGAAAGGCTGAAACGCAGCAGAATCGACAATTACAAGATCGGGGCGCAACTTGTCGATGCCTTGGGCAAAAAAAGCAAAACCGCAGCAGTAGCGGCATTCGTTATTCAACAAGGTTTAGCGGCGGCAGAAGTTGTTGTGTCCACCCAAGCCGCGAGCATGAGGGCGTTAGCAGAGCTTGGCCCTATCGCTGGTGCTCCAGTCGCAGCGGCTATTCAAGCCAAGGGCGCTTTATCATTGGGCGTTATCGCTGCAACGAGCGCAATAGGCGTTGCCGGGATGACTAACGGCGGCGGCGGGGGCGGCGGCATTAGCGGTGGCGGTGGCGCGTCTATTACCACCAGAGACATACCGCAAGAAAGGCTAGGAGTTACAACAGACGTGGCGGGGTCTGGCGGAATGAGCAGCCAATTGATAACGATTACAGCACCGCCGGGAGACAGCATAGGCGAGGCGCTTGCTGATTGGATCAATGACGGCATCCGCAAAGGAAGGATCGAAGGAGCCAAAGGTTGAAGATTTCAAGAACTAATATATACACGACCAATCAAACAAGTATGACGGTCGATAGTGACGCTGACTCGTTGCAAGATATAACCAACGTCAACACTGGCGATTTTAGCACCGCATACACTAGCGCCGGGACAGCTTCGTCATTTAATTTTGCCGCAAATTTGTCTGGGGGCACGATTAATTACGTTGCTGTAGCCGGGCACACTTACGGATCAGGCGGCGGTGGAATCTTGCGATTGATAATCAACGGAACAATTATTCAAAATGTAACATTCGCGGCTGGGTCAAAAAACGACGTGATCATGTTTACCTTTGACCAAGTTGATGTTGCCACAAGCATCCGGTTGTTATTTTTTAAAAATATAGACGCCGACAAAGTGACTGTGACCTACGTTTCTGCGGGTATCACTTTGAGTTTGGGTAGTCAAAACAGCGAGCCCGGCGGATACAGCAGAAATTGGCTGACCGACAGCAAAAAAGTTCGGGCACAAGTGAACGATGCAGGAGCGCCAGTTGCTTATATTCGAGAGCGCATAGCAAGGCAGGCAACGCTCAATATTGACAACGTAAATATTAGCGTCACCAACGCCAATCAATGGCGGCAATTCTTAGACAGAGTTTATGAGCAAGGAGATTTTTTCATAAAAGAAAACGACGGGTCAAACTTAGCCGATAATCCGCTGTCATCGTATATGTGTTTTGATGCCCAAGTAGCTCCACCAAAGG